GTAAAGAAATTCACAGTCTCTCTAAATTGTTCTCGGATTCTTGCATCAAACTTGGCAAGATTTTCTCTTTGCTTTTCTTTACCTGCTTCATCAAGGAAAGGATATCGAACCAACTCTATTAGATATCTAAATGGTGCTCCAATAATATCTAACAATACACCTAGATTTCCTAGACCCAAATTAAGTGTTTGCATAATCTTAAAGATTCCAAAATCAATTGCCTTTCTTGGATCAAACCATTTCTTCTCTTTATATGATTTACGCCAATAATCTACAAACCCATCACCTATTTTTGTAAGTTGAAATGCACCTTCTCCAAGACCTGAGGCAAGTAAACCAACACCAGCAACAATTCCTGCGGCTGCACCTGCTCCTACACCTCCTGCTGTTGCTGCTGTACTTCCTGTTAATCCTCCTGCTGCTGCACCCCCCGATGTTGTTACTGCGACACCACCTGCTGTTACTCCTGTTGTCACTGCTGATGCGGTTGCCCCTCCTCCAAATATTCCTCCCACTACCTTTGATATTATCCCACTGAATAAACCTACTCTTGCTCCGATCAATGCTGCAATAAGACCAGCATTAATGAACTGAGTGAATAACTTTCCAAACTTATCAAATAATTCACCAGCACCTTCTCCACCAATGGATACTATTCCTTCTCTTAGCTTTTCCACTCCTGCATAAGATAAATCAATAAACCCAATTACGAATTCAAGAGTTTTTTTAAGAACACCACCTATAAAATTAACAATCGGTTTCAAGATTCCGAAAATTTTCTTTAGTGCTGGCATCAAATCATTTAATTTATTAAAGATGAGTCCTGCTATTAACCATGTCAAGAAATTACCAATACCCAATCCCAGATTAGGCATTTTGATTCCTGACTTAGCTTCTTTAGGTTCTACTTTTGGTTTCTCAAGTTTGTCTTCTCTTTCTGTTCTTTTGTCCGTCTGTTTTCTTTTTTTCTCATTCATTCTTTCTGCTTGTTTAGCAGTCCTAGTATCTTTGAGTATATCTCTTACTTGTATTACTTGCTTCTTAATAATAACTATATCCGACTCACCCGAAGTATCACTAACTGGATCAAAATCTTTTATATTACCAACCAAATCCCTAGTAGGTCTAACTGCTAATGCTCCATCTTTTTTTTGTTTATCACCCATCCCCATTATCTTTTTAACAGACATTCTTCTTTTATTTGTTTTCTTCTTTCTATTCAATAATTTATCCTTAGCAATTTTCTTTGCTTTTCCTTTTAATAATGTTTTTCCTAACGCTGCTAACATATTACTATCCTCCTATCAAATCAGAAATACCCAAAGTTGAGATCACCATAGATCTTTGAGTAGACAACATGGAAACTCTAAACTTAGGAATCTCATTTTTACTTGTAGTAGTTTCTTCTTCCGTATTCTGTTTAGGAATAGTAGGTAAAGTAATGGTTGTATTTTTAGGAGCAGGAATGGGAACGCCCACTGGTTTCATATTTTTATTTGTAGTTTTCTTGATTATCTCTATAATAATACGACTATCCGCTTCTCCTACTGATTTTACTGGTGATTTTACTGCTCCTCCTCCTTGATATTTCATCAAAGTATTGTTGTAATTATTAATTAAACCTCCCTTATTAGCACCTACCTTATTAGCACCTACCTTTCTTTCAGGTTTATTATTACCCCCACCCTTAAGATTCATAAATTCTAAAGTATCTACACCATACTTCTGGACTGCTCCCTTACTCATTACAAACTCACCAGGAGTTAGCATCGCAGGAACTGTATCCGTATTGCCACTTCCAGGAACTTCACCACCTTTATTATACTTTTGAACAAAATTCTTAGCCGATGTTTGATCATTAACCAATCCACCACCATTATATCTTCCCATACTATTACCACCTAAAGGATCATTCATTCCTGTTTGAAGCATATTAGTGTTGGATCTTATATTAGTATCTCCTTGTGTCATTCTATTAACATTACTAGTGGTTACTGACTGACTCAATACTTCTGCATCACCAGCACCCATCCCTTCATCTTGAAGTTGTTCTGATGATTGATTCTGTGCTTCTGCTAGATTCTCTCCTTCTTTATCACCACCCAAACCACTAGCAAGTTTAGTTATGCCGTATGCAGCAAGACCAGTCCCCACCAGTGCTAATGCTGCATAAGGATTTGTAGCAATTGCAATTACCAACTTAGGAATAATAGCAGTTAAAAGACCTACTACTCCATTCAATAATGCACCTAAAGGAGTAAGCCATAACGCTGCTGCAGTTGCTAATGCAGGCCACCAATCCTTAAAGAACTTACCAATCCTTTCTGCCTTTTTTTCATTCTTTGGATCACCAAACCAATTAAGGGTTTTATTAAAAAGCACTCCGATTAAGGTAAACTTAAGGAAATTAATTACGGCATCCCATATCTCACTAAAAGGAGACACAATTGCCTTAAGAGACTTTCCAATTAAACCAACCGATTTTTTTACTCCTCCCTCTAACTTATCTTCTTTTTTAGTTCTTTTATCTTGCTTTACATCTTTTTGACGATCTCTTGCTTCCTTTCTATCACCCTTAAAATCTAAACGCAATACCTTTAATATATCATCAAGAACATCTCTTATTCCTTTAAGACCTTCTGTTTCCTTTTCCTCTACTGGATCTGGTTTAGATAAGTCTGATGGTTTATCAATCGTTGCAAGAGCACCAGCACCTTTAGCATCTGCTTTTAGAGGTTCTTCTTTTTTATTTAAAAACTTTTCTTTAAATGATTTAACATTTATTTTTTTTCTTCTTAACTTAAGTTCTTTCTTTGCCTCCTCTTGAAGAAGCATCACATAATCTTTATTATATTCACCACCTAAACTTGGATCCTCTGCAAAATCCATGACAGCATTATTTAATGCCTTATGGTAAGGTTTATCTTCATCAAGATAACCATACTCTACAAGGATGTCTAATGGTTCAGTAAGTTTTATAGAACTAGGCATTCGCTTGTTGTTGTTTGAGTTTTTCTTCCTCTAAGTGTGCTCTCAACATCTCAACATACACGTCCCTTTCCCAAGGAATCATGTTTTCAATCTCAGTTAATGAATATTTATGATACTGCATGAGTGAAAAATTAAGTTTAAAGTAATTTTCCAGACTCATGTGAATCATACCTAACCGAAAAAACTTGATAATCCCTCAAGTACTATCTCATTTTCTACTTTTGTCTTAGGATTCTTAACCTTTACTGTATGGGATAGTTTAGGCATGGTCTCAAAAAACTTTTCAATGTCCTTAAACTGAGCAGAATTCATTTGTTCTAGAAAAGAACCAATCTCCTTCTTAGTGCAATCTGCAGCTGCCCATACTTCTTCTTTATTATAAATTTTATCCACACATGAAGAAATCAAATCAAAAGACTGATCCATAGTTGCATCACCACCAAAATCAAAATTATTCTTAATGAACTCTGAAAGAGAAGGATACTTCATCTCCATCATCAAGTTAGCATCTAATTTGATCTTATTAGTATGATCATCATTCTTTAATATTCCAATCTCATCAATAGGAATAGTCACAGGAACATAAGTTTCATTATCATCAGGACAAAGAAGTTTAACTTCCAGTTCCTCTCCTACCGACTTACCTCTTATATTTAAAAATAGATACTCAATATCAAATGTAGGAAGTGTATCTACTTTAATTCCTCTGGTCCGAATACAAGACTTTATAACATTCTTAATAGCCGTTGTTATCTCTTTTACATCTTCTCCTTCCAATGCTAAAACCAATAATTTCTCTTCTTTAACTAAAAAAGGTCTATATTGAATTGTTTGTCCAGTCGAAGGTAATTCCAACTCATACGTCGGGGTCGCAATCTTTGGTAAAGGCATAATATCCTATAGAAATTTCAGTGTATTTTATTTAGCAGGTTTATTGGGCGTTCCCTCTCCTTCCTGCTTCAATATCTTCTACTGCCTGTCGTGATATTTGAGCTCTTCTACTATCACCTGCAGCAAATGCAGATTCTTGTGCTCCTTCATTAGTTGATGCAGTAAGTCCAGTTTCAATTCTTCCTGCTCCTGCTATCCACTTTGAACTATCAGTCGCTCCTGTAACTGGATAAGAAGCCTTTTTAACTGTTGATGCACCAGTAAGATATCTACTAAAATTAAAATTAACTGTGCATTTTAATGTCTGTGCTCCATCATAAGAAACTGGCATTGCATTAATACTAATAGGATACGCATTTAAAAATGAGTATATTAAAGAAGGTTGTGCATAATCCCTCTCGAATTTATTAATGTAAATTTTTGTTTGATATTGTTTTGGATATTTAACTCTATAAAAATAATTATCAGCAGAACTATTCTGTTCATTAACAATATATCCAATCCAAGTTTCAAAAAACTTTATCTGCTTATAATCTCTATCAA